AATGAGTACACTCCTGCTGATAGCTTTGAGGGTTCTTTGTATAAAAATTATTATGAAAATTATATTTCTGATGTATTTAATAATAAGAGAAGAATAACACAAATTAACGCATTCTTACCTGTTAGTTTTTTGATTAACTACAATTTAGCAGATACATTAACAATAAACTTAAATCAATATAAAATCAATAGCATTAATACTAATTTAAATACAGGAGAGAGCAAATTAGAGCTCTTAAATATCGTATGATAAGAAATATTATAGATTTATTAGAAATAGTTAAAGATGGCTCTGAGAATGTCAGATTAGCAAAAGGCAAATATTATCTTCCTGAAGATTTAAAAGGTGGAATCAAACAAATTAAAAAAGAAGTCAAATGGCGAAGAAAATAGAATATATAGTAGATGTAAACACCAAAGGTGCTACTCAAAGTGTAGATAACCTTAACAAAAGTCTTGATAAAACTCAAGATGGCATAGGTAATGTTTCTTCACTTGCCGATAAGGCATCAGGAGGAATGATTTCTAAATTTAAAGGTGCTATTGGTAGTGTTAAAGGACTTACATTAGGATTTAAAACTTTAAGAGGTGCAATTATATCCACAGGGATTGGTGCTTTAGTTGTGGCTTTAGGTTCTCTTATTTCTTATTTTACAAACACTCAAGCAGGTGCTGATAAGTTATCAGTTGCGATGGATGCCCTAAAGGCAGGATTTAGTGCTATTGTAGATAGAGTTAGTAATCTTGGAGGTGCTCTTGTTAAATTCTTTACAGGAGATTTTAAAGGAGCAATAGATGATGTAAAAAACTCTTTTAAAGGACTTGGAGATGAAATTGAAAGAGAAGTAAAAGCGGCGGCAGATTTAAGAGATGCGCTTAACAAACTACAAGATGAGGAAATAAGTCTTATAGAAATAAATGCTAAAAGAAGAAAAGCTATTGCAGAAAATAGATTAATTGCAGAAGATGAAACAATAGCAATTAGAAAAAGAATTGAGGCTCTTGATGAAGCTTCAAAATTAGAAAACGCAATATTAGATGACCAATTAAGAATAGCAAGAGAGAGAGCGAGAATAAGTCAAGAACAATTAGATTTAGGAGAAAGTACAAGAGAGGAAGTAAAACAAAACGCAGAATTACAAGCGGCAGTATATGAACTTGAAGAAAGGTCTTTTTTACAACAAAAATCTATTGCTACTCGTAGAAATGCACTTGTTAGACAAGCTAATAAAGAAGAGGAAGATTCTAAAAAAGGTTTAGTAAGTGTAGTTAAAGGATTGACTAAGATTCAAACTGACACAGAATTAAAAGGAATAGGTGACCAATTAACTGCTTATAAGAAAGCTAAAGATAAAGAGGTAGAGATAGAAAAAATGTCTCAACAAATGAAGTATGACCTTGTTACAGGTGCTTTAGCAAATTTGGCAAGTATTGTAGGTGCTAATTCAAAGTTTGGAAAAGCTATTGCGGTAGTACAAGCAATAAGAGATACATATGCAGGAGCTAACAAAGCTCTATCTGCGGCACCACCACCTTTTAACTTTATTTCAGCAGCGGCAGTTGTAGCAGGAGGTATTGCTAATGTTAAAGCTATTACATCAACAAGAGAACCAAGAATACCATCAAGATTAGGAGCAGGAGGAGGAAGTGTTGCAGTAGCAACTCCATCAATACCAACACCACCTCAAATAAATACAGTAGGAACATCAGGTATCAGTCAATTAGCTGAAACTATTTCAGGACAATCTAAACAACCAATTAAGGCTTATGTAGTATCGGCAGACATCAGTACTGCACAAAGTTTAGATAGAAACAAAATAGAAAGTGCAAGTATCTAAATATTAAAAACTAAATTAAAATCGTTATAAGAATATGAACATTATAGAATTAATACTTGACGAAGAAAACGAGTTTAGCGGAATAGATGCTATCTCTGTTGTAGAAAACCCTGCTATTGAAGAAGATTTTATTGCTTTAAAAAACCAAGAAGTAAAACTTGCAGAAATAGATAAGGAGAAAAGAATCTTAATGGGTGCTATCTTAATACCTAACAAGCCTATATACAGAAGAAATGGAGAAGATGAATACTATATATACTTTTCAAAAGATACTGTACGTAAGGCAGGGGAATTGTACTTAATGAGAGGCAATCAAAACAACTCTACATTAGAACACCAATACGAATTAAATGGACTTAGTTTAGTTGAATCTTGGTTTGTAGAAGATAAAGAAAAAGACAAAACTGCTTTGTATGGTATGGACTATCCTATTGGAAGTTGGGTAGGAAGTATTAAAGTAAATAATGATGATGTTTGGGAGAATTATGTTAAGACAGGAAAAGTAAAAGGATTTAGTATTGAGGGTTACTTCGCTGATAAGGTAGAAAGACCAAAAGAAAATGTAGAAGAAAGTTTAGCAAAAATAGAACAAGAGGAAACTGAATATCTTTTAGGATTAATTAAAAATATAATTAAGAAAGATGGCAGAACAAAAGATGGTAAGAAAATTGTAATGGAATCTTACAATGACTATCCTGATGCAGTTTCTAACAATGCTAAGAGAGGAATAGAGCTTAATGAAAAAGTAAACAATAAATGTGCTACTGATGTAGGTAAGATACGAGCACAACAATTAGCACAAAAGAAAAACATCTCCTTAGAAACTATAAAAAGAATGTATAGCTACCTATCAAGAGCAGAAGAATTTTATGATGAGGGAAATAAAGAAGCTTGTGGTACTATTTCTTATTTATTATGGGGAGGACTTGCAGGTAAAAGATGGGCAGAATCTAAACTTAAAGAATTAGGTAAATTATGAGTTCAGTACACAATACAAGTTATAAAGTACAAGTAGATGTAGATACAGAAGCTATTAGAGAGCAGTATCACATTGAGGAGGGTGCGTTTGTTACTACTGAAGCAGGAGTATGGACTGTATATAATGGAGAGTGGGTAAAACTACATCCACAATCAGGTATAGGTTCGGGACTTGGGTGGACAAGATATGATGATGGACAATACACTTCTGCAAGTAAATTATCTTTAGTTCAAGATGTAACAACAGTATTGCCTAATAATGCGGCAACAATTTATAGAAGTTATACAGGAATAGATTACTACAATGGAACAACTCAAAAAGTATTAGCTGATAATATTAATGATGTTTATATGGCTACTCTTGTTTTTAAATGTAGTGCCGCAAATGCAAACCAAACATTTCTAAGATTACAATTAGATGCAGTAAATGGTACTCCTTATGAAAGAGTAGGAGTAGATATACCATTTCCAAAAGGTAATGATGCAGAACACGGATTCCATCAATTATTTCAATATTATGCAACAGAAGATTTTGTAAGTAATGGAAGTCAATGGAAGATTACTGCAACAGGAGGTACTGCTAAAATATGGGATGTAATACTATTCATACAAAAAACACAAAACTATGGATAAGACACCAAGTAGAACAAGTCCAAATAATTCAAGTAGAGCTTGCCTATGTAAAGACTCCAATACATACTCTAAGAAGTGTTGTGATGGAAGTTTATGGGCACAAGGTATAGGAAACATATATAGAAAAAGTTAATCCTTAAATCTCAATTTTTGAACCTTAATCGTTATATAAATATGAAAAGTCCAAATGATATGTTAAAAGAAATCAAAAACCTTTTGGGTATGGAGCTTTCAGAGGAAGTAAAAGAAGAAATTGTACAAGAAGAAGTACAAGTTGAAGCTGAAACAACCGAGAAAGTAGAACTTGCTCAAATGAAATTAGAAAACGGAACTGTATTAGAAGCAGAAGCTTTTGAGGCAGATAACGAAGTGTTTATTGTTACAGAAGATGAAAAAATTGCATTACCTGTTGGCGAGTACGCTTTGGAAGACGGAAAAATCTTAGTTTGCGAGGAAGAGGGAATGATTAAAGAAATCAAAGAAGTAGAGGGAGAAGAATCTCCTGAAGCTGAAGCTCCTGCTGAAGAAGAATTAGCAGAAGAATCATCTTACGCAACAAAAGAGGAATTGGCAGAAGTAAAGTCTATGATTGAAGAAATCAAGGCAATGTTAGAGCCAAAAGAAGAAATGGCAGAGCAGTTAAAAGAAGAACTTTCTAAACCTGCATCTGAACCTTTAAAACATTCTCCTGAAAACGAGGAGGAAAAAGAAGCTAAGTATTTATGGTCTCAAAAAAGAGCTATGAGTACAAGAGATAGAGTATTTCAAAAAATTTCAAACTTTAAATAAATAAAAATAAGATATGGCAACAAGTGTATCAATTACAAGTACTTACGCAGGAGAGTTTGCAGGTCAATATATCGCTGCAGCTCTTTTAGAGGGTTCTACTATCGCTAATGGTGGAATTGAAGTAAAACCAAATGTTAAATACAAAGAAGTAATCAAAAAAGTGGCTACTGATTCTAATGTAATCAAGGACGCTACTTGTGACTTTACAGATACTGCTTCTATTACTTTAACTGAAAGAATCTTACAACCTGAAGAATTTCAAGTAAATCTTGAGCTTTGTAAGAAAGATTTCCATTCGGATTGGGAAGCAGTTCAAATGGGATATTCTGCATTTGACAACTTACCTCCTAAATTTTCAGATTTCCTTATTGCTCATGTAGCAGGATTGGTAGCTGAAAAAACAGAACAAAACATTTGGGGTGGTGCTACTGCTACTGCAGGTGAATTTGATGGATTAGTAACTTTAGCTACTGCTGATGGAGATGTAGTAGATGTAGTAGGAACTACTGTAACTGCTTCTAATGTTATTGATGAGTTAGGTAAAGTTGTAGATGCTATTCCATCTGCTCTTTATGGAAAAGAAGATTTATACATCTATGTTTCTCAAAATGTAGCTCGTGCTTATGTTCGTGCTTTAGGAGGATTCGGAACTTCAGGATTAGGTGCTAATGGTGTTAATGCACAAGGTACTCAATGGTGGAACAATGGTTCTCTTTCTTTTGATGGAGTTAAATTATTTGTTGCTCAAGGAATGGATGACAACTATATGATGGCGGCTCAAAAATCTAATATCTTCTTTGGAACAGGATTACTTTCTGACCACAATGAAGTTAAATTGTTAGATATGGCAGATTTGGACGGAAGTCAAAATGTTCGTGTAGTAATGCGTTTTACTGCAGGTGTACAGTACGGAATTGGTTCTGACATCGTTCTTTATACTCCTGCTTAATTAGTAGAGTAATAATTTATTAAAGGGTAGGTGAGCCTTAAATGTGCCTGCCTACCTTTTTTAGTTTAACTTAAAAAAAATTATAAATATATGGCTTGTTCAGTTTCAAATGGTAGAAGTCTGCCTTGTAAGTCAGCGGTAGGAGGCTTAAAGAATATTTTCTTTGGTCCTTACTCAACTGTTACTGCAGGTTTGACACCATCAGCAGGAAGCATTACTTTGGATAATACAGAGAGCTTCTTCAAATATGAAATCAAAGGAAATTCAAGTTTAGAAACTGCTATCAATTCTTCAAGAGAGAATGGTACTACTTTCTACGAATCAACTTTGAATGTTACATTGACTTATTTAGATGTAGCAAC